AGGCGTATTGGCGTTGCCTGTTGTGTCGATCCACAGGTTCTGTGGAAGACGATCCGCTGTCGCCGGTGCCGTCGCCTGGATGATGACCTTTCCCTTTCCTCCTGCAAGGGCGTTGGCAGCATCGGCGGCCTGCTGTGCCGCAGCAGCGTTACCAGTGGTGATCGCTAGGTTGCTGTTCAGCTCGGTCAGGGCCTGGCTCTGACTGGTCAGCGTGGCGCCCTGCTGGGTGACCGTGCTGGTGAGGTTGGACACCGCATCAGCGTTGGCAGTGTCGGCCGCCGTGACTCGACGAGCGATGATGTTGCACCACAGCGAACGCCCGGTACCGTCCGCTGGCTCGGTGCGGGTCACGAACCGGGCCGAGACCGCACCGTCTGGCGCAGTGATGCGACCGGTGTCGTTTTGAACCCCGTACTCGCCGCCGGTACCGCGAACGCGGTGAAGTAGCCCAGGTTGACGTTGGCCTTGTCATAGAACTGCATCTGCAGCCGGGTGGTCTGTCCCGCCGTCATGTAATTCGGCCAAATATCCGCAGAAAGGTCGAACTGCTCGCCCCCCCTGGTCAGGACATTCAAGCCCACACCGCAAAAACTGTTGTTGTAAAACGCGATGCCTTTGCCGGCCGACGGGTGCGCCGAGATATTGGTGATCACCGGGTCGGCGGTCCAGGGATCGACTATGCCATCCTCGAAGCTGCCCCGCAGGATCAGGTTGTCGGGCTGCTGGCCAATCGAGGCCTTGAGCTGGGTCAGCGCGGCGCCTTGACTGGTCAGGGTGGTGCCCTGGCTGGTCACGGTCGAGTTCAGCGCCTGGAGCGCAGAAGCATCGGCCTTGTTCGCCACCTGTGCCAGCGCGCTGGCTGCGGCTGCAGCCGCATCAGTCGCCACCTTATCGCTGACGGCCACCCAGGCACTGCCGTTCCAGCGTTTGGGCGTGTTGGCTGCGCCGGTGGTATCGATCCACAGGTTCTCGGCCTGGCGGTCGGCAACCGCCGGCGCAGCCGACTGATACAGCACCTTGCCCTTGCTGCCGGCCAGACCGGCCGCTGCCTGCGCCGCCTGCTGAGCAGTGGCTACGTTGCCGTTGGTGGTCTGCAGACTGTTGTTGAGCTCGGTGATGCTGCTGCCCTGGCTCGACAGCGTATTGCCGTGGTTGCTGACGGTCGTGCTGAGCGCCTGCAGTGCCGAAGCGTCGGCCTTGCCGGCCAGCTGCGACAATGCCGACTGAGCGGCCGCCGCGGCGTCGGTGGCTACCTTGTCCGTCACAGCACCCAGGCAGTGCCGTTCCATCGTTTTGGGGTGTTGGCGTTGCCGGTCGTGTCGATCCACAGGTTCTGCGGAAGACGATCAGCAGCGGCCGGCGCAGTCGCCTGCACCAGCACCTTCCCTTTGCCACCCGCCAGCGTGGCCGCGTCCTGGGCGGCCTGCTGGGCAGCGGTGACATTCTGGTTGGTGGTGGTCAGGCTGCTGCCCAGCGCGGTGACAGCCGAGGCGTTCGCCTCGTCGCCACTGATCCGCGCAGTACGCTCATCCACGACCGAGGCCACCGAGGCCGACGGCGCGATCTGGCCGACGGCAATCCAGTCGATCTCGAAAACATCCCCTGCAGTGCCGCTGATCCACAGGTAGAACCTGGTGATCGTACTGTCCGACCAGTCGCTGCCACCATTGGTGAGCTGCGACATGTCCCACTCGAGCACCATGGTCTGCCCGATCGCCAGACCAGGGTTCGGGATGATCTTGTTGTACGCGGTCGACGAGCCGTGCCCGGCCGTGGCGTAGGACACCTGGCCAGTCCAGCCGCTACCCGCGCGCCGGGTGATCCGGCAACGGATACGGTCGTGGTCCCGCCCTTTGATCGAGACAACAGGAGCGTTGAGGTATGCGCCAGCGCCGTCGTTCGTGACGATCAAGCGGCCGTTTTCAACCACCAGCGTGCAGCGAGTACCAGACCAGCCCTCAGTGGTGGAGGCAAAACCGTAGTTCAACGTCGAGTCAAACCCTCCGGATTCGGCGCGCAGCGTGGCGATCTGGGAGGCCAGGGCCGAGTCAGCATTGGTCCGTGCCGTGGTCTCGTTGCCGATCGCGACCGAGTTCGACGCAGTGCTGGCCGCCACGGTGTCGATGCGTTGGCCGAGCGCAGTGTCCGCATTGGTGCGAGCACTGATCTCGGTCTGAATGGCCGAGGCGTTGTTGCCAGTCGATGCGGTGACTGTATCGATGCGCTGACCCAATGCGTTGTCGGCCGACTGCCGAGTCTGCGCCTCACTCGTGATCGCCGCACCGCGAGCCTGGGCTTCAGACAGCAGGCCCTGTGCTCGGGCTGTGGCTTCGTCGCCGATCGCCTTGGTGCGCGCTTGGGTTTCGACGGCAATCGCCTTGTTGCGGTCCACGACCTCAGCAGCGATGGCCTGGGTTCGAGCTGCCGTCTCTGCGGCAATGGCCTGGCCCCGGGCGGTGGCCTCGGCCGCGATTGCTTGTCCGCGAGCTGTCGCCTCAGCAGCAAGGCGCTGAGCAACCGAACCGGCCTGAGTGGGCGGACCAGAGATCAGCGAGATCTCTTCACGCAGCGCAGGGTAAAGCGCGCCATTGGTGATCTTGTCCTTGAAGTACTCCTCATATTCGGCCTGGTTACTGCTGGATGCCCCGCTCACGCCGGCACCTGTTGGATACCACGGGCCGACGTTGCCAGAACGATCGACCAGGCGCGCCCAGAAGAAAACTGTAGGGCCGCCGCGCCAAGCTGCAGGGTGTGGTCCTTCTGTGGGTAAGCGAAATCGCCCAGCTTGGTCGCGCCCTCGCGGGAGTTGGTCTTGCTGTACCAGATTTCGGTCCGCTGGGTGTCTTCGGCGCCAGCCGGGAAGCCCCAAGCCAGGCCAATGGCGTAGACCAATGCCGAGGTATTGAGGAACGCCACGGCAGGTGGCAGACCTTCCTTACCCTTCAATTGGGTAAGCGTCGAGTCGCGCCAGATCGACGTGATATCGAACGAGCTGACCGCCCGCACGCGGGCCAGGTAGGCACCCGCATAGATGCCCACCACATCTACAGACGCCGCACCGGTGCGCTGCACGCGAACCCAGTTGCCGTTGTCCTTGCGCCACTCCACGTCATAGGCGACCGCGCCCTGCACTGCGGGCCAGGAAATGGTCATGGTGTTCACGCCGATACCTTGATCCACCGCGTAGGCAGAGGTCAGGGTCACGCTGGCCGGCGGCAGGACAGTGGTCACCGGAATGACACTGATCGGGCGCTCGTCCAGTTTCGCGCCGGTGTCGATCGCCGCAAACTTGCTCGGGTTGAACTCAAGTGCGGTGATTTCGTAGTCGCCTTCCTGGGTCCGCGTAGTCTTCAGCACCCGGAACAGCTGGACCGCCAGATCGTCGTAATCAATCGCCCACTGAAGCTCTGGCTCCGGCTGCACGCCATAGGCGGTGGTCACAGTCACTGCGCGTCCAGAAACCGACTGGACAGTGCGCGCCTGGGCGGTACCGTTCGGCAGGTTCAGGATCAGCCGGTCACCAGCCTTGATCGGCGTGTCACGGTCCAAAGTGACCACACGGCCGGCGGCGGACGAGATCCGGCCACCATTCGGGCGTCCTGCCACCAGCTCGTCAGCCACAGGGATTACATAGCCAGGCAGCGGAATACGGCCTTCCATACCGGTTTTGAAGGTGACGGTGCGGTCCTGGCTGTTGCTCAGCAGCGCCCACTTGCCACGGCGCTGGGCCTCGGAGGCACGGGTGCAGCCAATGGCCGAGATTTCTACCGGACGGTCCCGGTACCGGCGTTGCAGCGCCAGGTCAGTCACCGGAATCACATCGGTGTCGTAATTGTTCGCCGGGTTGTCGTAGCTGACTAGGGCCCGGCTGTAGTGCGTGTTGCGCTCGGCGCCGCCATATACGAAGTCACCGTCGATGACGTTTGCCCGGGTGAAGACATAGTCAATGTCCTGGGCGCGCGGCATGTCCGCCTGCATGAACAGCGAACCATGCGCCCAATACACCATGCCTCGATAGATGGCCGACAGATCGCGCAGGAGCGTCCAGGCCTCAGCACGGCCCTGCAGGTTCATGTCGCAAAGGAATCGCGGCTCTTGGCCGCCCTGCCCGTTCGGTACCTGCTGGTCGCAGTACTGGGCGATGCGGTACATCTCCCACTTGTCGACCATCCAAGACTTGATACGCTTGCCCAGGCCGAAACGGTCCTCGACGCACAGGCCATAAGTCACGAATGCCGGGTTGTTGGTCCAGGCCTGCTTGAAGGTACCGTCCCACACTCCGGTGTAGGTGCGAGTCACTGGGTCGTAGTTAGTCGGCACCGGCCAGCGCTTAGCTTTGCACTTCACGGTAACCGCAGGAATGTTCTGGAACTGCTGGGCGTCGAACTCGATGTACAGGAGCGCGGTGTTGGGGTAGCGCAGTTTCTCGTCAATGATTTCGGTGTAGCCGGCGATGGTCATCGTGTCGGCAACAGTGCCACTGTTCTGGTTCGGCGTTATCCGACGGACACGGAACATCCAGCCCGAAATGCTTGCCGGAAGGTCGACGCTGACGGAGCGTTGATAGCCGTTAGTGGTCTTGCCGTCCACCGCGCCACGGTGGGCCTCGACATAGGCACCGCCGTCGGTAGCGATGTCGATCGCATACTCGATACGATACCCGTTGGTGTTGCCGCTACTGTCCTGGCTGGCCAAGCGCGGCCAGGCGAAGCGAAGGCGTAGGCGCGAAAGCTGGGTGTTGCTCAGAGCGCGCGTGAATGGGTTATCGCTACGCAGCTCGACGTTGACCGTATTCTCGTTCTCGATCGCAGGAATACCCTTGATGTATTCCTGATCGATGCTGCCTGTACGCCACTCCCAGCTCACGCCCGGGAAGTTCACGTTACCGCTAGCATCCATGATCGGGGTGTTGTCGAGGTAAATATCGCGGTCGGTCGGCGTGCCGTCGAATTCCCCTTCCCCCACAGCTAGCAGGATGCTTGCGATGTTGGTCGACTGTAGGCTGTCCGGCGCCTCAACAGGCGTCTTCGGCTTGCTGCTGCCGCCTTTCGCGCCAGCGATGTCCAGGTGCTGTGCTGCGCCCATACTTTTCTCCAAGCAATAAAAACCGCCCGGAGGCGGCTTGTTCGTTCAGCTGTGGCTACTTCTTATCTTCGGCGCGAATCGACGCAGAGATGATTGCCCCGCCCCAGCGACGTTCGCCGATGCAGATCGGAACAGGGTTGCCGCTGGCCGTGGTGTTCTTGGCGCTGCCGAAGGCATACGACGGCAGGTTCTCGGGCGCTGCGCTTTGGGATAGGCCCTTTGCTTGAGGGCTGAGCATCTGGATGACGCCGCCAGCGGCCATAGCTACACCTACGGGAAGAAGGGCTTGGAACCCAGGGACGGGTATGAAGGAAGCAGCAATCAATATCGCGCCAATAACTGTCTGCAGCATCCCCCCACGCTTACTGCCAGCAACAACCGGAACGATTTTCACAACCTTCGCTCCGCCACGACCGAATTCGGTTTCACCTACATTTGTACCGTTGCGGTAGATAGCGAAATTCATTCCCAAGCGAGACAGTCGATCAACCTCTTCCTTGAATCCTGGCAGCGTGATCGTCAGCGCTTTCAGCAACTCGCGCACGCTGCCGGTATCCAGCAGTCGCCGGTGCCACCGTCCAAGCGCTTTGCGCAAGGTGCCTGAAAACTCGATAACGGTCATTTCTTGAGACATGTATTTCTCCAGACGAAAAAAAAGCCGCCAAGTGGCGGCTCATGGCTTGAAACGGCGTTCAAAGGCATTTTTTTCACGGACGAAGTAATCTTTGACCTGCCCATGGTTATTCCTGGCATCCGCTGATACAGCCGCACCTCGCTGCCGTGGGCCGTTTGTTTGATATCCAGAAGCTCGTTGGTCTGACCGATCGATTCAGCTGAGGAAATTAATCGATATCCCGTAAGAGTCTCACTCATGGTTGCCCCGGCTTGGTGCTCTTGCCATTCAGGCAAAACGCACAGCGCGTATGCCTTTGGTGCCTTCGAGGTTTCTGCCGAGATCGTCGGGCTACTCTTGAGTAAATCCCCGGGCGTTGTGCACCCCGCCAGCAACGCCAGCCCCACAGCACCGATCAGAATTCGCATGTGATCCCTCCTTGTTGATGGCGGGAATCTAGCATCTGCCAAGCCAGATTCAAAAAATTGAAGGAAACGTCGCTGATTCAGCTATTGGCGGTAAAGAATCGGTACGCCCTGCCGAAAAGCGAATTTCACTAAAAGGAATTCAGCATGACTCGAATCGGAAGCACCCTTTCTCTGCTCACACTTCTGGCGACCACCTCTGCCGTAGCCCAGCAGCCAGTGGATGATGCGGCCCCGCATTTGCCAATGATTTCGCACGAAAAACTGGCTTACGATGGCAAGGTCATCTATGAAGCAGACGTGGATATGGCTGATCCCAAGGCCAAGCCGTTTGTGCTGGAAATCACAGTCGACGACCTTTCTCGAACCTGCCTTTCTAAAGTTGGCAGCGTATTCACAGACCAGTATGAACAACGCTCTAAAATCGGCATTACGGGCTATCAAATTAGCTGCGTGGTCACCACGCTTTCGCCAACCGGTGAGGCGCAAGCGGATATTGTTTATACCATCCTAGATCCAGCAAAGAACGTGAGAAAATCGGGTCACGTCAAGGCGAATTTCCAGGAAGGGAAGGAATACAAAACCCTGAGCAATGGCTCTCAGATAACGCTGCTTTTGCGGACCTACTGAACACAGCGTTACCGATGGGGGTCAGGCTACCTGACCTGGGCACACATCCAGCGTGGATGAAATGCCAGTACCGCGCCAGCATTTAGCCATAGTAGCTTTGCCCCTCCAATGAACCGCCCCGGTCCGTTGCCGGAAAGCCCATGGACTGGGGCAAATTAAGGAGATAGGACATGCCGAACCCCGGACAAACCATTTTCCCGTACATCATTGTTACCAGCAATGAAGATTACATCCCCGTCGCTGAGCAATTTGCGCACAGGGGAGTCGAGGTAGGCTGTGGCGTGATCAGCTTCCTCTCGGAATCAGACTTCTCCACCATTTTCGGAAGCCTTAAGGAAATGGGATCAGGGTTTGCCCTGATCCTTGCCGATAATCTCAACTACTTCGGAGATGGGAATTTCGCGCGGGTGTTCCATAACATCAGGTGATCACGAAGCTGCCTCCCGTGAACTGGAGATTGCCACCGACAACCTCTATTTTTCCTCCTTCTCCAAGATGATATGGGCCGCTGAGCAAGTATTCAGCGCGCCCACTTCGGACATCGGATTCAACCGGGCTTCGGTCGGGCGGGTTGGTGAAGCGGGACCGCCAGATGATGGTTGGCTTGAAAGGGTCATTACTCTGCATGATCACTCCTGCGGCGTATCCGCTTCACTTCGCGTCCCGATGACGCAATACAAGACGTGTCCGATCGAGCCAGGGCCCACCAAACACGATGATTTCTGATGGCCTGCCAAGCAGGTGGTGCAGCATGAAAGGCCCAGGACCGAATACCTGCGCATTCTCCTCGGGCAACTGCGCGGCATCGCCAAGGTAGATGCCAGCGTGGTTTGGGTGAGCTGTGCGCCCCACCGCCATGACAATCATGTCGCCACGCTGCGGCTGGCTGACCTGGTAAAATCCGGCCGCCTCGTAGGCCTCTTCATACAAGCTCGGCCCGTCGCCCTTCTCCCACCATCCGTCCTCCCGCTGGTAGGCCGGAAACTCAAGCCCCCATTCCCGCTTGTACCAGTCAGCACAGACCTGCCAGCAGTCCCATGCACCGTGCACGAACGGTCGGCCAAGTAACGGCGTGTGCCCTGTTGGGGTGATGCTTCGCAGGTCACCATCCGGCCACGACAGGATATGCCAGGGCAAGCCCGTGGCTTCGCACATGGCCAGGTCGCGGGGCGAAGGCCTGCTGGTAGCGTCCGGGTGTGAGTGCACGATCCCAATCACCTCGCCCAGGTCCTCGGCTGCAGCGTAGGCATCAGGCGAGATGCGGAATTCCTCCGCTGCCTCTGTGGCAGTGTTCTCGCAGGACACGTACCGGTGGGAACGACCAGCAGAAATGATCAGTCCGCAACACTCGCGCGGGTACTCTGCCGCAGCGTGCGCCTGCACGGCAGCGAGGATGTGTTTGCGCATGGTCAACTCCGTGCGATCAGGGAAACGGCCGGGAAGCCGCCAAAGGGCAGTTGGTTGCCCTGGCCAAAGCGAACTGTGCAGCCTGAATCTAGGCAGCCATTGCACTGGTCCTTGGCTGGGTCGTCCGTGGGATTTCCGTCCAGGTCGAAGTAGGAGCCGGTGTATCCGCAGTTCGGACCGCGATAGCCGGCGGTCATCGCCCAGTGGCACAGCTGAGTCATTTGCCGTCCGATCGTCTCGCCACCTACATCACCAGGGCTGGCAAGCTCCCAAGCAACGGTGGTGCCGTTCTCGGATACCTTCTGATCGATGTACCAAACCTCGATCGCCTCTTCGGTAGGGTCAGCCTCCGGGTTGCCAGCGGGGAAGTTTGCCGCATCCAAGTAGCGCGCCATGGTGTGGCGCATCGTCAGCTTGAACTCGAGCAGGTTGTCAAAGGCCACGCACAGCGCCGTAATCCTGCCGTTGACGTTACCAACAGTCAGCGTGGGCCGAACGGCAGTGCCGTCCGAGTTCGCCTCGATGCCGTCGATCTGCATGGGCCAGGCACCGTATTCGTTGCCCTGCCACCAGATCGACTTGGCTCGGAGCTGGTCGGCGTTCGCACCAGCTGCCGCAAGTTCTTCTGGTGTGTGCGGTATCGCGTGCCCGTGAAAGCGCAGCGTGTCGGCACCAAAGTCTGAGCCATCCAGCTCGAACAGCAATACCTCGCTGCCAGGCTCCAGGGTCTGGATGTCCTTGATCAGTGACATGGTGAATCCTTACGGGTGAAATGCCCGCTCGAAGGTGGCGGTAACTTTGAATCGGCCACCGCCGACCGGCGTGGGCTTGGGGTCAGTGCAAGTGAAGAGCCCGAGATCCCCGAGCGGCGTCGACCAGAGAAAGGCCTTGGCGCCGCCGTGCCGATCGAAGAACTCCATTACCTTGCGGACCTGGGCCTTCGTTCCCGTCACGGTGATTGGGTAGCTGTCTTCCTTGTTGTTGGGGCCATCACCCACCGTTTGCCGGTAGCCTCCGCCGAAGCGCGACTCGCGGACCCGGTAGTTGATATCCGGCGTTTCACCGCGCTGCGTCGGCCAGCCGAACCTCTCGATCGCCATCAGCGCCTCCCTTGAGTGTTTCGATGGCTAATCCCGCCAGGGCGCCAAGAGTCAGCGACCGCCTTTTCGGCAGCCATTTGCACCTGTTTCTGCATGTTCTGCTGCAGCAGTGCCTGATCGAGCTGCAAGCCTTCGCTGCTCCTGTCCTCCATAACCAGGCTGACAGGGGCCGAGAGGCTGATTGAGGTTCCACCGTTTCCACCCACTGCCCTCACGCCAAGCTGGCCGCCAGCTGTTCGAGTCAATGGCATCACCGCCTCGTCTCCAGCCTCGCCCATGACCCCCATCCTGCCGCCGGCCATGCCAAAGGCCGTGGGAGTGCTCACGACGGAGTTGGTGAACGCGCCGCCATTGGCGAACAACTGGACGCCGTTCGACCAAGCTCCGCCAAACGCTTGGGGAAAGTAGGCGCTGCCGTAGCCTGCCTGCGATGCGCCGAGGTTAGAGGAAACAGCACCTGCAGACCCAGCCGGCATACCATTGCCGCTGCCCCCGCCAAAGTAGGCGGAGGCCGCAGTGGTCCCCCAGCTCACCAACCCGCCTAGCAGCCCTGACGCGGCACGCTGGGTCTCGATCCGTACCATGTCAGCGAGAATCGACTTGGTGAAGTCCGCGAATGAGAACTTGCCGGTCATGGCAAAGTTGACGATCGCATCCTCCATCGAGCTGAATGCGTTTGTGAACAGCGCTTTCGTCTGCCCGGCAACATCACGAGCCTGCTCCAGGTAGTTCTGAAAGGCAGATGCCGCGCCCTTGCGCCAATCACCCTGCGCGGCCGTCATCTGGTCGTAGTTGACGATGGTAGTTTCCTGCAGCTCTCGCTCGGTTTTGCTCAGCGCGGCCAGCTTCTGGTTGTACTCATCAAGACTCATGCCGCGGGAGCCATCACCATATTGGTTGGCCAGGTCGAGGCGCTGCTGGTTCATCCGATCGGTGATGCCGTTCTGTTGATCCTGCAAGCCACGCTGGCGATCGCTAAGGCCAAGGCCGTCCGCGGCACGCTGCCCCTGCAACCTCAGCGCCAGGACCTGCTGGTCGAGGGCGTCGGTGTAGGTCTGTACTGCCCTGGCCTGCTTGGCCAACCGGCCCTGCTCATTGGCCGTCAGCACCGAAAGCTCGGTATCGGCGTCCTTCTGTGCCTTGACCATTGCCGCGCGGGCATCGGCGATTTTCTGGTCGAGCTGGATTCGCTGCTGCGCGCTGGTACTGCTCCGCCCTTTGGCGTCCTCCAGCGCGTTGATCTCCGCCTGGTAGGCGTTCGCGACCTCGGCCTTCTGCTGCTCGATGATCGCGGCCCGTTGACCTGCATAGGACTCCTGCGAGATCAAGCCGGCCTTCTGCGCCGCGTCCAATTCCTTCTGATGATTCTTGTACTCGGCCAGGATGGCGCTCAGTGCATTCTTCTGGTCGTTGAAGCCAGAGAGATCAACCGACGTGGTGCGCCCTGCAGAATCCTTGAACTGCTTGGCGATGTCGGCCTGCACCCGGGCGATAGTCTCAGGCTTGAGCCGTTCATCATTTGGGTTGACCTTGCGAATCGCATCCAGAGACTGGTTGTACTCCTTCAGTGCATCGGCCCGCTTCTCGGCGTTGGTCCTGGCGGATTTCTCCAGGGTGTCGATCTTGCCGATCGCCACGATGGCCGCCTGTTGCCGTTGAGCGTCCAGTTCCTGAGCCTTGGCTATCGCCTGCTGCGTGTCCCGCTGCTGGATCAACCCCTTCAGCTCAAGGCTGGCGTTGGTGAGCTTCTTCTGAGCATCGCTGTCGTCGGCATCGGCATCCACAGCGCTCTGTGCCGCAGCGACCTGGCGCTGCAGGTCGACGATCCGACTCGCGATGTCCTGGTCCCGACCAATGTTCTTGACCGAATCGACCGTGGCAGCAACCTCGCCACGTAGCGCCTTCCATCCGCGCTCCCAGATGGAAAGGTTCTCGGTGACCTCCTTGCTGCGATTCTTAATGGTGTCGACGTAGGTGTCGGTGAGCAGCTTGGCGGCCCCGATGGTGTCGCCCTGCTCCTTCAGCGCAACGATCTGCGAATAGGTCGAAGCCGTCAGGAAGTTGTACTGCTCGTTGAGGTCTTTGGCGGCGGCCACCGGGTCTTTGCCGATCTTCACGAACTCGGCGACAGTATCCTCGACCGCTTTGCCGGTCGCTGAGCGCCACTCCAGAGCGGCCTCGGTGATTTCGACGAAGCTGGCAGAGGCTACCTTGCCGCTGCTGGCCAGCTGAGTGAGTACCTCTGCCGCAGCGCCGGTGGTGCCAATAGTGGCCGTGACCTCGCGCGCCATCCCGGATAGGCGGTCCGACGTTGTGCCGGCGGCGTTGCCGGTGGTGATCAGCGCTTTCTGATATTCGACCGCCTCCTGGCTTCCAGAATAGTAGGCATAGCCGAGCACGCCGACCGCTGCAGCTGCGACAGTGAAGGGGTTCACCAGTCCCAGGACATAGCCGCCGAGAGCCTGAACGGCCGGCCCTATGCCGCCAAACATGTCCTTGAGCTGGCCGCCCTGCTGTAGGAATACCTGAAGCGGGGCCTGGCCACCCTGCAAGGACACCACGATATCGGTGAACTGCGCCGGTACGCCGCGCAGTGCTGCTGCAGGT